GTGCCAGGTGCCGAAGACCGGAAATCTGAAGACGGTTCAGTGGAGATTTGAGGGCAGCAGCGGGACATGGGGATCGACCGTCGTCCGCGTCTCGTTCCAAGATCTGACCGGCAATCCAGGGTTGCCGGACGGGACTGAGGACCAGTACCGGGACATCTCGTCGCAGCCGACGAACGCGGCCTGGTACTCGTCCCTCGGGATAATGAGCAGCGACGGAACAGATGGAGGTTCAAAGCGCAGCGTGACGCGGGGGGAGGCCATCGCCGTTGTCTGGCGCTTCCAGACGTTCGGAACGAGTCCAGTGCTCCAATTCAGGGCGCAGCAGGGCGGCCCATACGGCGGCGAGTGGAAGTCGACCTACACGGCGCTCGACACGTCCGGCAGTTATTCCATCACGTCTGGCAATGTCCCAGTAATCGTATTTCAGTACGACGACGACAGCTTTTGGATTCCAGGGGGTTGCTCGCCGGTCAACACGACGACATCGACGACGTTCAATAGCAGCAGCAACCCCAAGGAGCGCGGCTGCTACTTTGTGCCAAACGTGCCATTGCGCGTGATTGGATTCGGTGTCACGGCAGACTTCGACAACGCGGTCGATCTTGCATTTTATACCGGCACGACTGAGACGGACGTTTACACCATTCCGCACACGCTGCGCGCTTCCGACTCGGCTAACGCCCCGCTCTTGTATCTCACTGATGCCGACTGGGACCTTTCGGCGGGGCAGGCATACCGCTTTCATCTGAGACCGGGCGCCTCGAACATCGCGTACCGCGATACCACCATCAATGCGGCGAACCTCGTCTCCAACTGGTATGGGCTGGGAGCGTGGTACCATTCTCAGCGTTCAAGCAGCGACGTGTTTTCTGAGACGACGACGCAGATTCCCTCCCTGATCCCGATTGTCGAGCGCGTCAGCGACGGCGCTGGGAGCGGCAGCGGTGGGCAGCGCGTCTTTGGAGCATAGATAAATGGCCGACAACGCATTTTCAGAAGCCGTCGTTTCGCCAGGCACGCATTGGGCTCTTGCCGAGGTTTCATTCGGCGGTGATACGGTCGTCACGCCGCCATACGGAATTACTGCCGGCATCGAAGGCTCGCGCACGTTTTCGTTGATTGTCGGCGGGGCTGGTGCCGTCGACGCTGGCACACAGCGCGTAACCCTGGCCTCTGACGATCCGGCGGTCTCTGTACTCGGGGCGACAGGCGACGCCGCCGCGACTCAGGGCGACACGGGCAGCATCAGCGCAAAGCTGCGCACCGTCACAAGCCAGTTGAATACGATTGCGTCCGGCATTCCCGTCACGAACGCTGGCACGTTCGTCGTTCAGATCGACGGAACGGCGCTGACGAATCTGACGGACATCGAGACAAACACCGATTCTGGCGCCGTCGTGGGCAATGGCGCCGCCGCGACAGCGCAGCGCGTCACGCTGGCGAATGATTCAACAGGCATCGTAGGCGTTTCTGGAAATGTAACCATAGTTCAAGCGACGGCGGGCAACCTGAACGCCACGGTTGTAGGAACCGGAACATTTGTGACGCAGGTTTCATCGATTGCAGCCGGAGACAACAACATCGGGAACGTCGACGTCGTAACCGTCCCGGCAGATCCTTTCGGAGTAAACGCAGATGCGGCATCCGCTACGGGATCGATTTCAGCAAAGCTGCGATTTATTGCATCGACCGGAATTCCCATTACGGGGACCGTGACGGTCGGAAGTCACGCGGTCAGGAATGCGGGGACGTTCGTCGTTCAGATTGACGGCTCGGCACTTACAGCTCTGCAACTGATCGACGATCCTGTTGTGCAGGATGACGCAGGATTCACGCCCGGCACGACTAAGGTCATGATGGCCGGGTTTGAGGCCGACGAAACGGCGACAGATAGCGTTGATGAGGGCGATGGCGGCGCGGCCCGCATGACGCTCGACCGCAAGCAGATTGTCACTCTTCAGCCGCACACCGCAGGCGGTCTGTCGATCGCAAGAGACATTGACCTGGATAACGGAACGCTGACCGTTGTCAAAAATGCGGCCGGGCAGCTCTACGGCTGGGACATCACGAACACTTCAACGGTCACGGTGTTTGTGAAGTTCTACGACGCAGCATCGGGGACTCTTGGGTCAGGAACGCCTGTTTTGACAATCGGAATTCCAGGCAATGCGAGCGACGATACGCTGTCATCGAAGCTGTTTGCGAACGGAGTCGCGTTTGCGACTGGAATTTGTGTGGGGGCGGGAACAGGAGTGGGGGATGCCGACAACACCGATCCAGGGGCAAATGCAGTCGTCGCGAACATCTATTACAAATGAACCCGACAGCAGAACTGTATTTCTTTTTCAGATCGTTCGGCGAACCGGCTGGGCCGCCGCCGATCCCCGATTTCTGCTTCGACCTGCCGCCGCATAACATGGCATTTACCCTGCCGCCGGCCTCGGGCTCGATTGACCTGCCGGAACACAACGCAGCCTTCACACTGAGGGAAGTGTAATGAGCAGCCGAAGCCTCCCCCTTGCCGCAGCCCCCAAGCGAAAGCATCCCGATGCTGAGATATTCGTGGGTTTCGACTTCACGCGGCATTTCCTGCGGGCTGACGAGCTGTTGACCGGAACGCCGGCAATCGCGGCCGTTAACCTAGAGGATGCCGGCGACACTACCCTCGATTTCGACGATATCGCCGTGAATGCCGCGGAATTCGTGAACGACACCGGCGAGACGGTGGCCGTCGGCAAAGGGGTCGTTTGCTCCTGCACGGGTGGCACGGCTGGCGAGGATTACGAGGTCACTTGCACGGTCGAGACTGACGGCGACCCGCCGCAGACGATTCCGGGGGTCGTGACGATCGAGGTCAGGGAGCGCTAGTCGCCCTTCAGGCGAAGATTATTCTTCTGTAAGAATTCGCGCAGCTCATTCAATGTCGTGACCCCAAAACCGCGCCTGTTCAGCATGTCATCCGGGCAAGCGAATGTGGACTGATTCCAATGCTCTGCGGCAGCGGACAGACCGCGGCTGATAAAAGTTCTTCCTGGCTACAACTACCTCGTATCCCCGCCACGCCACGAATACCCTACCGTGCAGACCATCGGCGGGTATGTCTGCCTGCGTGTCGATGGGCAGGAATACCAATTTGAGCGGGAATGCGCCCTTGACCTGGCTGATAACCTGAGTCGTTCTGCACAAGAGCTGCAGTAACCGTCACCCCGTTCTGTAGCTCACCCCTGCCAGTCCCATTGATTGGCAGGGGCTTTCTTTTGCGCCCACTGTGGCGCCCCTGGCCCATGCATGGGCACAGGCCAGCCAGCCAGCAGCAGCCGCAGGTCAGCTCATGCGGCTGTTAGAGCGCAGCAATAGCGTTATCAGATTGACCCAGCGCTGCGCCGCAGGCTAGACTGTGCAGCGCACTCACTCAGGCGCACCATCGGCGCCGACAGTGTTATCAAATTGACTTGCGGGTCCTTCCGGCCGACCCCCCATGGAACCGCCCGCCCGAAAGTCAAAAAACCAAACTCAGTTTCTTTCTTGCCCCATTAGCGGTGAGACTCACAGGACGCCAGCGTTCTGAGGCTGCATACGTTCGTCACCGCGAGCGCGCGGCGTCTCGGCAGAAGCAAATCGCTCTGTCTGGCCGGGAGATCAGCGGGGAATACCCCGGCATCAAAAACCGGCGCCTGCGGCGTAAGGCACTCGGCAATTTCTCGTTTTTCTGCCGTAGATACTTCCCGGACGTCTTCTATCTGCGGTTTTCGGACGACCACAAGCGGGTTATCGCGAAGATCGAGAGCGCGGTCGTCGAGGGCGGGCAATTCGCGATGGCGATGCCCCGCGGTTCCGGCAAGTCGGCGCTATGCTCGGCGGCCTGCCTGTGGGCGGGTTTCCGGGGAATCCACCGCTACATCCTCTTCGTGGGGGCGACAGAGAAAGACGCGACCGACAGGTTAGATGGAATTCGGAAGCATCTGGAAACCAATGACATCCTGTTAGACGATTTCGCCGACGTTTGCTACCCGATTCGGAGGCTTGACGGGATCGCGCAGCGTCGGTTGCTGTGGCATGGCCAATTGATCCGCATGGAGCTGAAAGAGCGGCTGATCGTGTTCCCGTCATTGCCAGACGGGCCTGCAGCCGGAGTCGCGATCGGCGTGGCCGGCTTGACGGGGCGCATCCGAGGCCGAAGTCATACCCGCCACGATGGTCAGGAGGTGCGCCCGTCTCTGGTTTTCCTTGACGACCCGCAGGATGACGAGTCTGCACACTCGCCGGCGCAGGTCGCCAAGCGGGAAGAGATCATCAATGGGGCCGTTCTGGGGCTGGCCGGGCCCGACAAGCCGATTTCGGCGGTCATGCCATGCACGGTGATCGCCCATGACGACCTGGCCGCACGGGTTTTGAGTCGCCAGCGTAACCCTCAGTGGCGGGGGGAGCTGACCAAGCTGATTTACGAGTGGCCGAGCTCGCCCGAGGCCGAGACAAAATGGAGCGAGTACAGCGAATTCCGTCGGAACCTGATGCGAACTGGGGCAGATCCCCGCGAAGTGACCCAAGCCTGCAACCATTTCGTCGAAAAATACCACGATTTGCTGCATTCTGGGGCTGTTGTAGCATGGCCTGACCGCCATCCGGGGGCGATTTCGGCCCTTCAGTACGCCTGGAACGTCCGTCTCGACCGTGGGGACGCCGCTTTCCTGGCCGAATACCAGAATGAACCGCTCAAGCCGCTGACGGACGAGCAACAGCCGATCACCCCCGAGATTGTGCTTGCACGGCTCAACCGTCTGCCACGCGGGACGGTTCCGGCGCCGTCGACAGTGCTGACGGCCTTCCTTGACTGCTCAAAGGAGGTCCTTTACTGGCTTGTGGCAGCGTGGCAGGAGGGGTTTTCTGGGGCAATCGTCGACTACGGGACCTATCCTGATCAGGGGCGAGCCTATTTCCCTCACTCTGACGTGCGAAAGACGCTCCAACAGGAGCTTCGGACGGGAGGGGAAGAGGCACAGTTGTTCCACGGATTACAGCGCGCGACGAACTACCTTTTGCAGCGGGATTTTCCCATCGACGGCGGTGGTTCGATGCGAATTCGACGGCTCATCATCGACGCCGGCTGGCAAACCGACACGGTTTTCTCGTTTGCGAGACAATCCCCGTTCGCGGCCATCATCAACGCGTCGATCGGCCGGTTCGTGGGCGTTACCCGCGGCTGGCTTTCGCCGGCCAATCCAGCCAAGGGGGAGACCGCCGGCGAGGCGTCAAAATTCTCGCCCGCTGTGCGTCATCGGGGCCTCCGGTACCTGCAATTTGACTCGAATCACTGGAAGAGCCATGCTGCAGCACGCCTTTTGTGCCCTCTGGGAAGCCCCGGCGCCCTCGTTTTGTGCGGAGTTGCGGAAAATGAACACAGGATGCTTGCCGATCACCTTTCGGCCGAGGTCAGGATTCAGGCGACAGCCGGCAGCGTCACCAAAGACGAATGGCAGCAGCAGCCGAACCGGGATAATCACTGGTGGGACTGCCTTGTCGGTGCGACACTGGCGGCGTCGTGGGAGAGGATCAGCCTGGCCGAAACGGCACGCGCGCCGCGCAAGGAGCGGGTTCCGCTGTCGAAGATGGGGAAATGATCCATGTCGGCTGCGGAATCCATCCCGTTCCACGAACCAGCGCCACGGAAACCGCGGAAGACGCTATCGGAAATGGCAACTGGCGACGGCGAAAGGGGCCTGCAATGCCTACTCTGCGGATGCCGCGATCTGAGTGTTTACCGCACGACCCCGTTGGATGGGCAAATTAGGCGCGAAAGGCGTTGCCGGCATTGTGGAGCGAAGTCGGTCACGTTTGAAAGAGGGGCGTTCCAGTAATGGAGACCGTTCACTTCCAGGCGCATCATTTCCGCGCCGACCTGACGGAGTTGGAGGCCCGCGAGCTGTTCCGCACGTCGGTTCGCATGGTGGAGATCGAGACGTTCACCTATTGCAACCGGCGATGCTGGTTCTGCCCCAACGCGTCGCTGCCACAGCGGCAGGACAAGGCGGGCAATCAGTACATGGATCGGGCGCTTTACAAGAGAATCCTCGACGACCTGGAATCAATCGGTTACCGCGGTAACGTGCAATTCGGGCGGTACAACGAACCGCTTGCCGAGCGAGACGTAATTCTAGACAGGATCACGATGGCAAGGGAGTGGCTTCCGCGCGCGTGGCTTTACACGCATACGAACGGTGATTTTCTGACGCGCGATTACCTCTATGCTTTGTACATTGCCGGCCTCAACGAGCTTCAGATTCAAACATACCTCGGGAACGATGAGCGATGGGACGAACAGGCGATGCTAAAGCGGCAGGCGCAGCAGCTCGGCAAGCTGGGCCTCAAGATCGAGCGGATCGGCTGCGCCGTCTACGGCATGCGCCACCAGCACAAAACCGACTACCCCGGCATGGATGTCTGGGTCGACGCCCGCAACTTCGACGCCATCGGGACCGACCGCGGGGGACTGCTTCCAATCCGTCAGGAGGAGCCGCGCACCGCTCCGTGCCTGGTCCCCTTCTCGGCGCTCTACATCGATTGGAACGGGAGCGTCATGCCATGCTGCAACCTGCGGTCGGACGTGCCAGAGCATCAGCAGTACGTCGCCTGCCGGCTTCAGGATGGGTTCAGCATCTTCGATGCGTTTGTGGCCCTGCACTCCTGGCGAAAGAGCCTGATGCGCTTCGGGCCCAAGGCGGCGCCGTGTGCGACCTGTCGGTATGACGAGGATGCCGTACCGGCGACCGCCGCCGGCGAGCTCGAGCGGATTTATTCCGCCGCCTGCCACATATAGCGCTTTTCGTTCGACCGACGGGCGTTTCCCCGCTGATTGGTATTCACATTCGAAAATGCGCGCGCAACCATGACCGCTGACATTCTCGCGGCGGTCGAACGATGCCCCTCACAGAAACCGAGCTCGAGGAACTGATTGACCTTGCCGCGGCCGGGCCGAAAAAGGCGGCAGTCGATAATCGTTCCGCTGAACAGCACAGCCTGAAGGATCTGCTGGCCGTCAAACAGGACCGCGCCGCAGATGTCGCCGCGGGCGAGGGGCATTTCGGTCTGCGCTTCACGAAACTCGTTCCGCCAGGATGCGGCTGATGCTCGGGCGGGCAATCCAATCCGTCAGGCGCTGGCTCGCGGGACCGCAGTCGCGCACCGAAGTCGAGGCGTGGCAGAGGCGCTACGCCGCGATGCGTGCGAGTTATGATGCGGCGCGCACCTCGACCGAGTTCCAAAATATCTGGGCGAACGCCGATCGGCTCGATGCCGATTCCGCGCACTCGCGCGAGGTTCGGCACACGCTCATCAGCCGCAGCCGCTACGAGACCGGGAACAACGGCTTCGCCGACGGGATTGCGCAGACCTACGCGACTGATCTGGTCGGGGTCGGGCCGACACTGCGGCTGCAGACGACCAGCGACCCATTTAACCGTATGGTCGAACGGGAATGGTATGCGTGGGGCAAGGCCACGCAATTCCGCCGCAAACTCTGGTGCATGGCGCACGCCAAGCATCAAGACGGTGAAACCTTCGGGGTCATTCGCGGCAATCCGAACGTGCGGCATCGCGTCAGGCTCGACCTGCGGTTGTATGAAGCCGAGCAATGCCAGACGCCGCTTTTGCCGTTTCTCGAGCCGGGGGTCATCGACGGGATTCGATTCGACCGATTCGGCAATCCGGTTTCGTATGACATTCTGAAAGAGCATCCGGGAGCCACGAATCGAATCCCCGACCTTGTGCCGGAAAGCGTTGCCGCAGAATTCGTGCTGCATTGGTTCAAGATGCGCCGGCCGGGCCAGCATCGCGCCGTGCCTGAGAACGCCAGCACGCTCAATACCGGCGCCGCAGCTCGCCGCTGGCGCGAGGCAACGCTTGCCGCGGCAGAGACTGCCGCCGAGTTCACGCTGTTCCTGAAAACGCAATTTCAGCCCGACAGCGAAGAGATGCAGTACGCCTCGGATTTCTCTCAACAGGAAATCACGAAGCGGATGATGACGGCACTCCCGGTCGGCTATGACCCGTTCCAGTTGAAGGCCGAGCATCCGACTGCGCAATTCGAGGCGTTCCACAAAATTCAGGTGAACGAACAGGCCCGGCCGAAGTCGATGCCTTACAACAAGGCCGCCTGCGATTCGTCGTCGTACAATTACGCTAGCGGACGTCTCGATCATCAGACGTACTACGCTTCGCTCGATGTAGAACGCGAGGATTGCAACGACCTTGTACTCGATCCTCTCTTCGACCAGTGGTTTACGCTGGCGGTCGCTGTTTTCGGATGGTTTGGCGGGGCACGACTATCAGATAGCGCGCCAGATCATCTTTGGGATTGGCCGAAGCATCGCGTCGCCGACGTCGAGGCGGAAGCCAATGCGAACCAGACCAAGCTTCAGAGCGGGCAGATTTTCCCGCATCAGCTTTTCACGGATTCCGGCCTCGACTTCGAAGACGAGCTGGAGAAGGCCGCCCAATCGTTCGGCATTTCCACGGACGAATTGCGCCAACGCTTGCTTGACGTGACGCTTCCGGCGGAACAACAGGCCGGAATGCCGTCCCAGATTCCGAATACCGACCGGGCGCTCGCGGCGCTGTTCCATCGCAACGGGACGGGGGTCATCAATGGCTCATAAAAACATCATCGCGCTTGACGCGCCTGTCAGCATCGAGGCCGGCGCAGCGGAAGGCGACAAGCAAGGCCCGGCGAAATTTACCAGCACGTTCTACACCGGCAGCGCGATGCAGGTCGAGGGCTGGGATCATCCGGTCGTCATCGACCTGGCCGGGCTCAAGATGGCAAAGGTCTTGGTCGCCAACCTCGATCATGAGCAAAGTCAGCGCGTCGGCAATTTCTCTGTTCAGAACGATGGAAAATCGCTCGTGGCGAGCGGCACGGCAACCGCCGCAACCGCCGCAAGAGATGAAGTGGTGGCAAGCGCTGCTGCTGGCTACCAGTGGCAATCGAGCCTGGAAGTCAGGCCCGAGAAGGTCGAAGAGGTCAAGAAGGGCGAAACAGTCAAAGTCAACGGTCAGTCTCACGCGGGGCCGCTTTATGTAACGCGCGTGGGGACGCTCAAGGGTTTTGCGTTCGTCAGCCACGGTGCCGACGACAATACGACAGCCTCTATCGCGGCCTCGGCCGCTTCCACACAGGAGAGAGCCATGAAAGCGGAAGTCAAGGCGTGGGCCGGCCAAATGGGAGTCAATGTCGATTCGCTGACCGACGATCAGGCCGCGGCAATCGAGGCGAACTATCTGGGGCTCAATCCTCCCGCGCCGAAGCGAAAGACGAAGCTCGATGATGCGATGGAAGCGAAGCAGATCGAGGCCGACCGTATTGACGGCATTTCGGAAATCGCCCTGACGGCGTGCGACAAGCGACCGTATGACATCAAGGCAATCAGGGAGCTTGCGCAGAGCGCCATCGACGGCAAATGGACAGTCGAAAAGTTCCGTCTCGAATTGCTCGAGGCCGCCCTGCCGCCGGCCCACACCGTCTTCCGCACGCGCAAAGACGATCAGATGACCGAAAAGGTCATTGAGGCTGCCGTCTGTCAGGCGGCGCGCCTCGAAGACCATGAAAAAATGTTCGATGCGCAGACGCTTCAGCGCGCGCATGACAAGTTCAAGGGTCGCATCGGACTCAAGCAGATTTTCCTTCAGTGCGCCAAAGCTAACGGCTACTACGACGACAGTCTCGACATGACGCTCGACGTTCAGCGGGCGGCATTCGGGCAGCGCAGTCCGTATCCGTATCCACAGGTTCAGGCACAGGGCTGGAGCGGTCTCAATATCGCTACGATCCTGAGCGCGACCGCAAACAAGTTCATCATGCGCGGCTGGAACATGGTCGACCGGACATGCCTGTCGATCGCCAAAATCCAGAACGTGCGCGACTTCAAGACGGCGACAACCGTCAGCCTGACCGATGCCCTCATTTAC